ATAATGGATTCTTACCTGGATCTGAACGTGAAAAAATGGAACCGTGGTTAGTACCTATACGTTCTAATATGCGTAAAGTCTATAATAAACCGTCTATCTTAGAAAAAATGGAAAAAGAAGAAAAGATAGAACTAGTATCCTTGGCTCATTTTAGAGGTAGGACGTTTGATAATTCAGTGGTTATAGTAGATGAGTTCCAAAATCTAAGTAGATCTCAACTAGCTATGTGTATTGGAAGATTAGGTAAAGATTCTAAGATGATCTTCTGTGGTGATTCATATCAAATAGATTTAAAGGATAAGAATTGGTCAGCATATCATGATATGGCTAAATTAACTAATTCTGATTATGTATTTAAAACAATATTAGAAGATTCTCATAGACATAATGCTATTGATAATTTATTAGAGTTACTTAATGGGTATCACTAATATTAAAACGTCACTGATGGCGTATATAATAAAAAAATAGTATTTAAACTTTTTTTATTTAAACTTTTTTTATATCTTTGTCATGTAATTAAATTATTAATAATAAAACCAATTTAAAATGGCAAAAGAAATCAATGAGAATTTTTCAGATGAAGATGTTCAATTATCTAAAGAAGAATTAAAGAAAAGAAGAGCTGAAGTAACAGCTTATTACAAAGATCATATTAAGGATCTTAAAGTTCAAAAAGAATATGAAGAACTTTTAAGAGACATTGAAAAGACACGTGCAGAAAGAATACAAGCTCAAATGTATCTTGCACAAGCAATGGCAGGACCTGAAGAAGGTTCACCTGAACAAATTAATGCAGCAAGGGCTGAAGCAGTTCAACAAGCAGCTGAAGACTGGAATGCTGAACAAGCTGCAGCTCCTCCAAAAAGAACATTAAAACGTACTGAATAATGAAGTATGGGAGAGAGGTACTACAAAGAGCTGTAGAATCAAAGGGATATAAGTACTTTACAAATAGTGATTATAATTTAAATATAATTGGTATTAGAAATTCCGCAACAGAGAATACAGTAACAAATAAGTTTGATGATACTATTACATTATCATATAAAATAGATGGTGAGTGGCAATATCATGAATTTGATTGTACTACTGATCCAGGAAAGTTTTATATGGAAGATCCTATTGTTGATGAGAAAGGTACTGCTATATTAAAACCAGGACAGTATTCTAAATCACATAAGATTAGAAAACATCAAGGCAGATATGAAGCATTAGGTCAACAAAATCCAGTTACTATATATAGAGATGATAACAGAGATACTATTTATAATCTAAATACAGAGAATACTGACACAGGTTTATTTGGTATTAATATTCATAGAGCTACTAAGTATGCTGGTAAGAAATCTACTCAAGTAGATAAATGGTCTGCAGGTTGTCAAGTAATTGCAGCTAATGATGATTTTACAAAGTTTATGAAGATATGTAGGAAAGCTAGAGATGTATGGAGTAATAATTTTACATATACATTACTTACTAGTAAAGATACTGATAGAACTAAAACATGGATATGATGAAAGTAAAGAAAGTAGAGAAAAAAGTAAGAATGAGTAAGGATGAGGTTATAAAATACCAAATCCTTACTTATTGCTTTCTTAATGAAATACAAATAAGTTTATCAGATTTGTTATGTTTAACTGAACTTGCAAAATTAGAAAATACAGAACTTACAAAGTTTTGTTCTTTTATATCAGATAAAAAGATATTCAAGAGTTCTCAATCGTGTAGAAATGCAATTACTAAAGCAAGTAAAAAAGAGTTAATAGTTAAAACTGGCAATAATAAAAAGAATATTAAACTTAATCCAAAGATAGAAATACAAACAAAAGGTACTATATTATTGGATTACAAACTATTAGGAGTTGAGACCGAAGAAGTATAGGGATTTTTATCCTGATATTGCAAAAGAATGCAATGCTCATCCAGAATTAGTATCTGATTTAATATCATTTTATTATGATAAAGTAAGAAAGGCTTTATCTAACCTTGAATCAAGTAAAATATATTTACCTAATTTAGGGACCTTTTCATTAAGAAGGAATAGACTAGAAAAAAGTATTAAAAGAAATAAGGATATTCTAGGTAATATTCAGAAGAATACTTATAAGGGATATGGTAAACACATCCCTGTAAAAGAAAAGATTGAAACACTTGAAAAAGCGTTATCAACAATGAAAGAGGAATTAACAAATAAGAAAAAGTTTAGAGATGAAAATAATTAAGTTATTATCTGCAATAAAGAACATTGATCAAATATATGAGGGTGTAAAGAATAACATTTTTAGATCTAATGATGTTGAGGAAGTTGCTAATGAAAGATGGTTAATTTGTCAAAAATGCCCTTCTCTTGATGCAACAGGTGAGAATTGTGCAGCACCTGGAACAAATCCTTGCTGTTCAGATTGTGGTTGTAGTTTAGGATATAAACTTAGAGCATTATCTTCATCTTGCCCTTTAGGACAATGGAAGGCCGTATTGTCTAATGAATTAGAACAAGAATTCAAAAAGGAAACAGGCTATAAAGAATAAAGTTATGACAGTAATATTCAAAGAAGAAGGTCATATATATGAAAGCTTAGATGACAATCTTGAGAAAGATAAAATAAACTGGACTAGTGTTACAGGATTTGTAGGAAAATTTAAACCTAAGTTTAATGCAAAAGCTCAAGCAAAGAAATCTGGAAAGAATAAAAGATCCAAATGGTATGGCATGACCCAAAAAGAAATACTGGATGCCTGGGATTCTGAAACTCATAGAGCTATTACATTAGGTAATTGGTATCATAATCAAAGAGAAGAAAACCTATGTGAGTTTAATACTATTGAAAGAGATGGTGTTGATTTACCAATAATAAGACCTACAGTAGATCAAGCTGGTATTAAGATTGCACCAGAACAAAAACTTGAAGATGGTGTATATCCTGAACTTCTTGTATATTTAAAATCATTAGGTATATGTGGTCAAGCTGATTTAGTAACTATTGCTAATGATAAAATAAATATTCTTGATTATAAAACTAATAAAGAAATTAAAGAGAAGGGTTATACAAACTGGGAAGGTATTACTTCTAAGATGTATAATCCTATTAGTAGTTTAGATGATTGTAATCTACAGCATTATACTTTACAGTTAAGTTTATATGCTTATATTATTAAAAAGCATAATCCTAAACTTAAAATAGGTAAATTACAAATTCAACATGTATCTTTTGAGAAAGAAGGAGAAAATGAATTTGGTTACCCTATTACAAAATATAATGATCAAGGAGAACCCGTAATAAAAGAAATTAAAATGTATGATCTACCATATCTAAAAGATGAGATAGATAGTATAATAATGTGGTTAAAAGATAATAAATAATGCTAGTAAAACTATTTGATATACAAAATGGAAAAGTAATACCATCAGAACATTGCTATACAATTAAATCCTTAAAATCTATAATGGATAAATACCCAGATACATTTTTATCTGTATATTTGTATATATTTTATATGACATGCCCTGATCCTGATATGAATCCTTTCTTTAATATACCTGAACATGAAAAGGAAGATTTAATTATAGAAGAAGTAGGACTTGAAGAATCTACTGAAGATGGTGAAATTAGACAAGCTGTAGACATGTGTAAAGAGATGTACCAAACACCAACGTTTAGAGCATACAAAGGAATTAAAAGTATGTTAGATAGACTAGCAAGATATATGGAGACTACATCTATTGAACATGGAAGAGACGGAAACTTAACATCATTAGTAAATACAGCTGCAAAGTTTGACCAAATAAGACAGTCATTCAAGGGTGCTTATAATGATATGAAAGATGAACAGAAAAGTTCTGTCCGTGGTGGACAAGGACTTGCATATGATCAGCTATAATGAATATTCTATTAGTGATATTTTTATTAATGACTTTAGGATATATATTATTTAGCAACCATAATAATTTTTATTAATATTTAAAACCAACAAAAATGAAAGTAATTCCAATGGGTAGAAAAATCCTAATTAAACAGGATGCCAAAATTGAAAAAATTAAGAACGGGCTTATTTATTTGCCAGAATCAGAACAGCATCAACCTCCTACAGGATATGTAATATCTATAGGTCCAAAATGTGAACAAGTTAAGGATGGAGATTATGTACAATGGCCAATGGAAATTAATACCACTGTATTTATACATAATAATGAAGAACATTTAGTTATAGATGAACAAGCTTTAATTGCTATAATGGTAGATGTATAAAAAAGTACCTACATATAAGGATGGTAAATGGGATTATAAAGAATTTGAAACAAAAGAAGACTTTGCAGAATATATTACTATACTCTTTAAAGAACCTGGTCAATATGATTTTGATGAGACTGCCTTATTATTTAATAAACAAGCAGTCTCATTTAATTTACAAGGATTCTATTGTGACAAACCATTTAGATCTAAAGATTATATTAATTACTGGAATGATCAAAAAGAAAAATGCAGAGAAGGAGTTCTATATATAGGAAAGAAAAACACATGGTATCTCACTAGAGATTATTATATGTGGTTAAACTTCTTACCTATATTTGATAAAGAAGAAAAAAAATATGGATTTGCTAAGGTTAGAGATGCTCAATATCATATGGCTCTCTATGAGATACTTGCTGAGTTACATAACAAACATGTTGCTATACTTAAGAAACGTCAGATAGCTTCTTCTTATTTCCATATGGGTAAAATTATAAATCAATTTTGGTTTGAAGAAGGATCTATATGTAAGATAGGTGCGTCACTAAAAGATTATATAAATGATAAAGGTTCTTGGAAGTTTTTAGATGAATATAAAACTTTCTTAAATGAACATACAGCATGGTATAGACCTTGCACACCTGAGAAGGTTTTATTGTGGGAACAAAAGATTGAGGTTAGAATAAATAATAGAAAAACCAATAAAGGTTTAATGTCAAAAATACAAGGTGCATCTTTTGAAAAGAATCCTACAACTGGAGTTGGTGGACCTGTAACTTATTTCTTTCATGAAGAAGCTGGTATTGCACCTAAGATGGATCAAACATATGAGTATATTAGACCTGCAATGACATCAGGTATGATGACTACAGGTATGTTTATTGCTGCAGGATCTGTAGGTGATCTAAAGCAATGTAATCCATTAAAAGAATTTATACTTAATCCACAAGCAAATGATATATATGCTGTAGAAACAGACTTAATGGATGATAAAGGTATGCTTGGTATAGCTGGTTTATTTATACCAGAACAATGGTCAATGCCTCCGTTTATAGACGCATATGGAAATTCACAAATTACAGAATCATTAAAGGCTATAGAGGAAGAAAGATCTCAATGGCAAAAAGATTTAGCTCCAGAACAATTCCAATTACGTATATCTCAAAAACCTATTAATATAGCAGAAGCATTTGCATATAGACAAGCTGCAATATTTCCACAAGGATTAATATCTAAACAATTAAAAAGAATTGAAGATAAAGAATATGGTTATGAGTTTTTAGAACTTGAAAGAACTGAAGAAGGTATTGAGGCAAAGAAGAGTAGAAAACTTCCTATAATAACATTTCCAGTAAAAAAGAAACTAGAGGATAAAACAGGTGTATTAGTTGTATGGGAAAGACCAATTAAAGATCCTGGATTTGGAACATATTATGCTTCTATTGACCCTGTATCAGAAGGAAAGACAACTACATCAGACTCTTTATGTAGTATATTTGTTTATAAAAATGCATGCGAAGTTACAAGAACAGATAAGTCTGGAGAAACAGAAACATTTATAGAAAGAGAAAAAATAGTTGCATCATGGTGTGGTAGATTTGATGATATAAACAAAACGCATGAAAGGTTAGAACTAATTATAGAATGGTATAAAGCTTGGACATTAGTTGAAAATAATATCTCATTATTTATACAACATATGATTGCTAAACGTAAACAAAAGTATTTAGTTCCAAAACAACAAGTGTTATTTCTAAAAGATCTAGGTTCTAATGCAAATGTATTTGCAGAGTATGGATGGAAAAATACAGGAACATTATTTAAGAGTCATCTTATTTCTTATGCAATTGAGTACATTAGAGAAGCAATAGATGAAGAGGTGGATAAAGAAGGAGAAGTGTTATCACAAACATTTGGTGTAGAAAGAATACCAGATAAAATGCTACTTACAGAGATGATGCAATATTATCCTGGACTCAATGTGGATAGATTAGTTGCTTTTGCAGCTTTGGTTGCTTTTGTTAGAATTCAGCAGTCAAATAGAGGATATACTAAAAGAAGGGAGAATCAAGACTCAAATAACTTGGATAAGTCACAAAATTTGTATAAATTAAATATGAGACCATTTAGAAATATTGGAGGCAGAAGAACTACACATAAATCTAAAATAAGGAAATCACCATATAAAAACTTTAAATAATGATTGAAAATTATTGGACAACTACTACTACATTTAATATAGATCACTTTACTTATATATATATTGAGTTAGAAAACATTATTAAAATTAAACACTAAATAACATGCAATTATATAACGCTCTTCAATTAAAAAAAGGTGCTAAAATTCAAGGTGAAGGATTAACTAACAGTAGTCTTACACAACCTTTACAA